AACGGAGTTACGTGTTAAGTGACTGAAAGAATGCAAACATTAAACATTCATTTAAACATTTAACAAAAGGTAAATAATTATGTCATGGAATAGCACAACTGAATCAAGCGTATCACGTCTTGGTCAATCAAACGGAGCAGGTAACGCACGTAACTTGTTTCTCAAGCAGTTCTCTGGTGAAGTCCTAACGGCTTTCCAAGAGAAGAACGTAGCAATGCCTCTTCACAGAGTTCGCACCATCAGCAACGGTAAGTCTGCCCAGTTCCCTTCAATCGGAACTACCACCGCAGCGTACCACTCAGCCGGTGAAGTTATCTATGGTGGTTCAGTACCTGCAAAGGAAATCACTGTAACTGTAGATGACCTGCTCGTAAGCTCTGCGTTCATCCCTAAGATCGACGAAGCGATGAACCACTACGATGTACGTTCTATCTACAGCTCTGAGCTGGGCAACGCTCTAGCTAACGCTGCTGATAAGAACATCTTCAGCACTATCTACCGAGCTACTATCGGCGGCACTAACTCTGGCGATCTGGAAGCACAGTGGACTGACGCTGACTTCGCTGGTCTGTCTGACACTAACTCTGGTGTTGGCTCCGTGGACGGACAAGCTGGTCGTATCGACTTGAACCTCACTGACGACGAAGGCTCTGCTGCACCATCAGCAGCGCAAATCGTTGACGGTATTATGAACTCTTTGATGCAGTTCGATAAGCACGATGTAGGCGGTGAGAAGTCTGTTGTTCTCGACGCTACAACTTACTACACTCTGATGGCTGGTGATTCACGAGCTATCAACCGTGACTTCGGCGGTACTGGTGGTATTGTGGCTGGCACCGTACCTACAATTGGTGGTGCTAAGATCTATATGTCTAACAACCTACCAGACGCTGCACAAGGAACTACTCCTTCTACTGAGTCTGGTCGAGCTGCTGACATCTACACTGGCGCAAACAACGCTAACCTTAAAGGCATGGTCTTCACTAAAGACGCTGCTGCTACTGTTAAGCTGCTTGATCTGGGTGTTGAGTCCGAGTACCAAATCGACCGTCAAGGTACATTGATGGTTGCTAAGTACGCTATGGGTCACAACGTCCTGCGTCACAAGTCTGCTATTGCTCTCGTAGCATAAACGCAACACAATCTAGGGGCATCCTTCGGGGTGTCCCTTTTTTTCATTTTTCATTGAGGTATATATGACAACTCCAACAACAACTTTGGGTGCAGTAAACTCCATGCTCTCAACTATTGGCGAAGCTCCAGTGAATGGACTTAACTCCGGCCTAGTAGATGCTGAGACTGCTGAAACCATTCTCAATGAAGTTTCACGAAGTGTCCAATCAGATGGCTGGAACTTCAACTCTGAACCTAATTTTACTGTGGCTGCTAACACTAGCGGCGACGTGGTGCTGCCTGACGAAGTTATCCGGGCAGACCTTGCTACAACTAAATATAGAAGCTCCGATGCGGAATACATCCAACGGGGCAAGAAGATGTATGATAAAGTAAAACACACTTACAACATTGGTAAAGCTCTTAAGCTCAATGTGGTGGTTCTCTTAGATTATGAATTACTACCTGAAGTCGCACGTCGATACATTTCGGTTAAAGCTGCGCGTATCTTTCAAGAGAGAATTGTGGGTAGTGATACTTTATCAGCTATGAACAGAAACGACGAACAAGAAGCACTGTTTGCCCTAAAAGAACATGAAGGGGACAACGGCGACTATAACATATTTGATGACTACGGCACAGCCAGCGTGCTTGACCGTAACATCGGAACAAAGGTAATTTCCAATGGCTCTAGTTTCTAAGAACATCCCTAACCTCATCAATGGGGTATCCCAACAACCCCCGGCACTACGTTTAGAAACCCAAGGGGAAGTGCAAGAGAACGGCCTGTCTGATGTGGTTGATGGATTGAAGAAACGACCACCAACTGTATTTAAAAAACAGTTTGTCAGTACACAAAGCTGGACGCAAGTGGGCGGCGGTAATCTAACAGCCTCTAACACTACTCCTTTAAACATGACCGGCAGCTTCACGCACACGTACAAGCGTAGCGACGACGAGCAGTACACGGTAGTAATTTTTCCTAACCAGACCACAGCTAAGATTTATGTATATGACATAGATGGTAACTTACGCTATGAGTCCGGTGTAGCTAGTTGGCTTGCTGACGGTACTTTTATTGAGGCAAACTCAAACAGCACGGCTTACCTTAGTCAAACTACAGCAGCTAACTTAACAGCTACCTCTGTTGCTGACTCCACTTTTCTGGTTAACAAGACAACCACAGTGGGTATGTCGAGCGAACGCAACCCACCAGCCAGCGGCACCTCCGCACTTATCTATCTTAAGTCTGTCAACTATGGCAGAGGCTACGGCTTAACTTTAAAAACAAAAACTGAGGGGAGTACCAAAACATTATCAGCGGCGACAACCACGCCTGAAGCAGTAACACAACAGTCGGGAACTGACGAGGGACAAAGTAACAGCAGCGCACTAAAAGTTTCTACAACTCTTAATAATCTTCGTACAGGTATCCTAACCAGTTCTACATCTACAGTTAGTGGTTCTAGCTACGAAGCACAGCAAGAGTTTCAACCTACCCAAAGCTACGGTGGCTCTACAGTGGCTTTCCGAACCTTGGAATTAAGCACGGCTGTCTACCACGGTACTTCATCTAGGCTTATTGTAACAGCCGGTGACGTTACCATACCTTACAATGAGGCTGGTCAAGGTGGTTGGATGTACCATACTGATCATGCAACCAATAGAAAAATAATCATACCCTCAGAGTACATAGTGAGGCGCATGAATCAGGCAGACGAGCAATACTTCTTTACCAGAGGTTTGATCAATGTTTACAAATTAGATTCAAGTGCAGTTTTAGACGTAACCGTGCAGCCGCTCAGTTACACGCAAGAGCCTTATTTTGTAATTAACTCTGCACCTAACGGAACACTAAAGGACTTTACACTTACGGCGACGGACGACGATGGCGGTATTAATCTTAGAGCTTTTAAAGACAACGCCAAATCTTTCACTGACTTACCCAACCAATGTGTTGATGGTTACAAGTTAGGCGTTGTAGGTGATAACAATAAAAACGAAGATGACTTTCATGTTATCTTTGAAGGTGCAGGCGGTAGTGGTTTCTGGAAAGAAACTGTTCAAGGTGGTTTACAAAACGATTACAATTTAGTTACGATGCCTCACCAGTTAAAACAAAAGAGTAACTTAGCTTTCTCCTTTGAACAAGGTGAGTGGCAGGCGCGTAAGGCTGGCGATGATAACACTAACCCAGCTCCTAGTTTTGTAGGTAGCTCTATTTCTGATATTTTCTTTCACCGTAACCGCTTAGGTGTGTTGGCGGATGAGAATATTATCTTTAGTGAGGCAAGTAGTTATTTCAATTTCTGGCGCACCACCGTACGTACACTTCTGGACTCTGATCCAATCGACGTAGCTGTGTCACAAAACGAAGTGGCAGAGTTAAAGGCCGCAGTGCCTATTCAGGATAACTTGTTGTTATTCTCTGAGCTTAACCAGTTTACACTTTCGGCTTCCCAGTTACTAACTCCGGCTGAAGTAACAATTGATCAGGCTACCAAGTTTGAGTGTGATCTAACAGCTTCCCCGGTCGGCGCTGGTAACAGCGTATTCTTTGCTACTACTAGTGGAGCCTACGCTGGTGTACGAGAGTTCTTTACACAAGGTGATACGGAGATCAAAGACGCTGTGTCGATAACGTCACACGTCCCTAAGTATCTTGCAGGTAACATTAGAAAGCTTGAGGCATCCTCTAACGAGGACACGTTGATTGCGCTTACCACCACCAATGAAAAAGAAATGTACATTTATAAGTGGTATGACTCAGGCAACGAGCGACTGCAAAGTTCATGGTCGAAGTGGACGTTTGATAAAGAAATTACTGACGTAAGTTTTAACAATGCGTCATTGTTCTTTATATTTAAAGACGGCTCCTTTGAGTGTCTAGCGATGTCCCCGGACGAAACTAACATTACGTTCCAAGAGCATACACGAGACTCCTTAACAGCTAATGTGACTATAACCCACTCTAACCAATATCCATCGTCTAACATAAACTTTAACTATGATGTTTCCACGACAGCGCAAACGGAAGTTATTAATGTAGGTGCATCATCATACGCTGGAACATTAACTCTTAAAAGATCTTTACAAGCTGACGATACGTATCCTTTTGAAAGCTTTGCATTTTACGACGAACTCTTTGTAGTAGGCAACGCTACGAGGACGGAGAACGCAACACACGCTTCTTATACATGGAACACTAGTATTTTAGCTAGCGGAGATTTTGATCTAAGTAATGGAACAAGCTCAACTGTACCTGCTAAATTAGTATATGAAGGTTTTGAATTAACACAGGGTGCTGAGTCTGAAGTTCTTCTCGATCACCGAGTTAAGTTTCAAGGTAGCGCATCTACCACAACAATACAAAACGTACAGTATGCGTATGCCGCTGGTGCAAACACTTTGTATATTAACTACAAAGGCGATATTATTGCAACAGGCGCTAGTACCGACAGCTACACCAAAGTTGCTGCTCACCTAAACGCACCTCAGCATTTTGAGAACGACGTGCCTGTTTACAATTATGTATTCATAGGTGAACCGTACACGTTTAAGTATCAACTATCTGAGCAGGTGTTTAAACCTGTACAAGGCGACTCAACGCAGTTGGCTCGTTTCCAATTAAGAAGTGTTTCATTTAACTATAACGACTCCGGTACGTTTGACGTAACCGTTAAATCTTCCGGTAGAGAACCTAAAGTAACTACGTTTACTGGGCGTATCTTAGGTCAGCTTGATAACCTCCTTGGCTACACCCCCGTAGTAAAGGATGGCTCTATTAAGATTGGCGTACAGTCGCAAGCTAAAGAAACAGCAATTACAATCACAAACAGCTCACACCTCCCCAGCGTTTTCCAAAGCGCAGAGTGGGAAGGCTTTGTCGTGCTTAGAAACCAGAGACTCTAAATTATGCCACACCATTACAGAAAAAGTACCTTTCAAGATTGCAGGGACATGGCTCCTTATATGCGTGAACAAGACGCTAATGAAGTTATGGCAAGCAGCGGTGCTACTCCACTACAAGCTTTGCAGGCTGGATACAACACGTCTGCGTCGTCCGGGTGTTTCACTATCATACACGACGACGTCAGTATTGTGGGGATGTTTGGTGTGGCTAATTGTGGTCACTTCGGAAGTCCGTGGTTACTTGGAACAGATAAGCTAACAGAAACAAAAAGGGTAATGCTCCCTGTTGCAGCTAAGTGGGTAGAGGAAACATTAGACCAATACCCACTACTGCTTAACTACGTGGATGCTGAAAACACAGTATCCAAGAAGTGGCTTAAGTCGCTAGGATTTAAGTTCATAAAACTAATTGAAGATTATGGTGTAGGAAAGAAACCTTTCTACCAATTTGTGAGGATAAAAGATGTGTGATCCAGTTACTGCCGGGGTTGTTATGGGTATTGCTAGTACAGCAAGCACTATAATGCAGGCACAAGCAGCCAGCGACGCTCAAGACGAAGCGTATGAGGCAAACAAAATATCAGCCATCAATGCAAAAGCAGATGCTGACAGACAGATTAACTTGCAGGAAGGCCAGAACCAAGAAGCCGCCGCAACTGAACAATTAGCAAACAATTTACAAACACAAACACTTGCGTCCCGTGCAACAGTAGCCGGAGGCGAGTCAGGAGCGATTTCAAACAATAA